AGCGACAAACAACAAAGTCATCCGGGCGAATCATGCTGGATAAACCAGGTAAGGATTCTGCGCCATAAAATGTTTTAAAAATGTGAAACCAATTTTTGGCACGGACGATTCCCACACGTTTGATATCATCAATATTCTTTTTAACTTCTACTTTAAAGTCTTCCATATTATTCGTCTTTTTCTGTTGCAATTTTTATGCGGTCTTCATGTTGAATTTTTTCAGTTTCAAGTTGCTGATAAACATAGTTCAAGGTTGCCATGTCATCCAACTTATATGTGGTATTACCTTTAATATAGTTTTCATACCTTTTGGGACTTATGTGAAATAATTCACAAAATCTTTCCTTGTCAAGTTTATACCTCTTAATGAGCATCTGTAAGTTGCTCACTATCTGTATACTTAATTCCAAGTATCGAAATTCAACTGAGGTCAAGTTCTTTAAAAATGCTTGAACCTTTTTACTATCAAGTTTTTCCATTGTTTATTTTGTTTAATAGGGTAAATCTTGTTTTGTTATACTATGTATAAAATACGCAAATAAAATAACAACTCCAACACTAAAACCAACAGCATAGTGTGTCATCCAATCTCCGGGTTGTAAAAGTTTTCCACGAAAATACGCAATGGCGATAAAAATTCCTGGAACCAAATTGAATCCTACGATTAAAAAGAATAGCATTTTCGCCATAAGCCATATGAATTTTAATACTTTCATGCTACTTCTCCGTATTTTCCCACAATTTTTCCATCGATGACAATATCGTTATTATTTTGGAGATATCCTAATTCTGTTAGATAAACTTGCTCTTGTATAAAACGTATGTCAGGTCTATATGGTAAAATGCTACCAAACTTCGTCATAAGCATGTGATAAACCTCACGTTTAGTTTCAGCATCGTACCATTTTGCAAGTACAAAATGTGTATAATAATAGATATTACTTAAGTGCTGATGTGTTATTTCGTCAACAGGTATATATCTATTATCCCAAGTTATCCAATAACCTTTTAACATAGCCATTATTTTAATGAAATTTGTATTTCAACTGGTAATACAATTAAATCATCACAAGTACCTTTGCGGTCAGTTTGACCGTAAATTTTTACGTAATAATTCATTACTCTTTCAGCATCATCTTTACTACTGAAAGTCCGGGCATTCTTAATTCTATCGGTGAAGTATTCACCCCAATTAAGATAGTTCTTATATTTATTGTTATAAATAACATAAGCAATATTTTCTTCTGCAATAAGATTTAATCTTTCAGAAACTTCAATTCCCCACTCAGCACCTTTGCAGAAAATATCACGTACAGTACCTTCTTGAAGAAAGTAACCTTCGGCAACTTTCCTATACTTAGTGATTCTCTCGGTATTCAAATCACCCAATTTATATATGTCAGGTTTTATCATGTTCCTTGTGTTGAGTCAATATCAATGAATTTTAATATTTTGTGTGAAGTATCTGACCATGCACCAGTTCCTGTACTTATGTCATTCATAAATGTTTCAACCTCTTCTTTGGTAAGACAAATTACTGAAGGTTTTTCGACTTTCCTAATTAAGCCAAGTTCAAGCATCTGCTTGATGGCATTTTCATGTGAATTAATTACTCGTTCCATTTCAGCAATGACTGTACGGTATTCACTTGCCTTTGTAGTAAGTCTCTCCTGTTTACGAATATCGTGTTCACTGCCATTGCTCTTGAATTCTTTGAGCATGGTTTCAGCAGTACCTAACCTTCTTTTGTAGTCTTCAATAAGTTCTTTCATATATTAATGGTATTTAAGATTAATCCATTTTGCCATAGCAATTTTCAAAGCTGCACAACTAACACTCATCTGCCATTCAAGATTCTCAAAATCGAAGGTAGCTTCTTTTATGAAGTATCTCAGAGTTGGGTCTGAATTAATTACATTATCCAATGTTAAATTGCTTTCCATAGACGGTTATACGTAATGTTAATTGAAAATGTTACAGAAAATCACAAATATTTTTATCGTGCGTATAATACCTCTCCTTTTCCTTCTTGCCAATAATACTCGTAAGTCTTAAAACCTTCATACTCGCCACCGTATTTCAAAGCATTTGCTTTTTCATTTTCGAAGTCCTGTACTTCTTTATCGAGTTCTTCCTTAGTCATCCCGGCAACATGCTTGTTCCAATAATCAATAAGATGACCTACCCATCCTGTTACTAAGCATTTTGTCCTTGCTGATTGTTTACGGCAATTAGGGCAAACAATATCATAAGGTGTTGGTCCGTACCAAACACTGTAATGGTTGGGTTTAAAACCACATATACAAGGTTTTAATTCATCTGTATTAAATTTTGATTCCATGTTATAATTTACTTAAGTCTTCAACAAATGCTTCGGGTGTCCATAGACCGTATTCGCCTTCAATTTTCACCCACACAAGTCGGTCATCATACCAAATGTCTGGGCATGTATGCGAGTAATGACCTTTCTCAATAACAGTTTCACTTACTACAACCTTCTGTCCTTCGGTGAATATAATTTGACCACCAATTGTAAATATTTCGGACTTAACTGTTATGGTGTCACCCGCTTTTACCATCAGTTTTTGGCATTTCGTCTTCTTGTGGTAATTGAATTTCACACCAATAACAAGGCTTGAACGTTTCAGAATTTTTCAATGGTTTTGTGATGAACATACCACCAAAAATTTGACCAATAAAGTCTGTATTGGTTGACCAATGTGGACCATCGATATCAAGTGTTTCCAAAGAGCCAACCACTCCATAAAACTTATTGTCTCGTTTTTCAACAAGCAGTACTGATTTCCTGAATTTTGGTAGATTGAGCTGCTCAACTCCGGGAACTACTATACGTTGCCAATTCCATTTAGTTGTCATTGTCTTCCCTTTCGTCTCTTAGAATATCATTAAATAAGCCTTCTTCTGTTATGGGACGTTCATCGTCCTGGCTCTGCATGTCGTTTTCTTCATTTTCCATCAGTCCTTCAAATTCCTGTTCTTCTTGCCGAATTTCTAATTGTTGAAGTTCTTCTTCTTCGACTTGATGTTCTTCTTCTTGCTGTTTTTGCCTTTCGAATTCACGTTGCTCTCTGTCGGCTTCAATCTGACGTTCTTCTTCTCTTATTCTTTGTAGACTTTCTTCGTCTTTTCTGCCATGCCAATAAGCCACATCTTCGGGTTCATCACTGTATTTGTCATGGTCATAATCTCTGCGATTATTTTGTACGTCTTTATGACCCTTTTTGTTGGCTTCTTGTTCTTCGTCTGTTTCGTAATATCTGTTCATTTCTGTTGTTATTAATAAAATTATTTTTCGAAGTCAAAGCCACAAGTAAAATTAACCCTCTTGGCTTTCAAGACTTCTTCAATATAATATCTCATGGAGAGTTCTTTTTTAAATTCTTTATTGATTTTCCAATATTTTCTCTGAATTTTTGCACGTTCATTTGAGGTTGATTTGTTGGGGTATTTGAATTCGACTGCGCCACTTTCGTTGCAAAACATATCAACACCTTTCTCAGTATAAAACTTGGCTTGATATGTGCTATATACCATCCAAACATCGAATAATTCGTTGTCGGTATGATAGACGTTAGAAACTACTACTTCGTAAGTATCTTCTTCAACGTAGCCTTCGCCTTTATTCAATACTATAATCGTGCCTTTCATATGTTTTATATCAATTGTGTCAGCTTTGCGCTGACTGTATTACTACTAATAATCAGTATATCGTCTTACTTCATCGGCATTACCATTTTCACCAAACCATACAGACATAACTTTGCCTTTTGGCTTAACTCCGTGGTTCATCAAGAAGTAATTTTTAATCTCTTGAGTTTCATCCCTGCCATTGTTGCCCATAGCAGCAAAAATGCCAAGCATTCCTGACATCACACTTCTGTCATCATATTCGCCATTTTCGTTTTTGGGAATACTAATACCATTGGCTTGGTGCTCTTTAGGTTTCTTTGTGTACTTCCAACTATTCTGAAAGAGCATATAAAGTTCTTCGAGAAAGGTTGTAGCTGACAGTACTTTGATATCGTCAACCATTTTAACGAAGTTTTGTGCAGCTCTCTTGCCAAACTCTTTTAAGATGCCTTGGTAAATTTTTTCAAGTTGAGTACCATTGAGGTCACAGGTTATTGCACCCCTGCCAGAATAATATTCGGGACGTGTGCTCATGTTTGCGTTACGGAGAATTTCTTTTAGCTTTTCCATATTATCGGGTTTAAAAAATGTCTTTGATTTCATCCATGTCTTTTTTCAACTCTTTCATGCGTTTTTCTTTGAACTCTTTGAGTTGTCTTTTCCTGGTTTCTTCATCTGCTTTGACAAGACTATAGCCACCGCTTTCAGTTTTAACGGCAACCCATTCCCAAGGTTTGTGTTCTATATTCATAATTATTCTTGTTTCCAAAGTTTATCTGATGACAATTCTTCTTGAACTCTAATCTTATTGCCGAGTTCAACAAACATTTTAGTATTGAGTTCAATTGCTTTTGCTTTTGCTTCTTCAAATGTCAGAAGGTCTTCTTCTTGAAGTTTTCCACTAAATAAGAACCCTACATCACTATTACTGACCATTTTGGCTTTCTGAACATAATATTCTTGAGTAGAATTTTTTTCGCCTTCCAAGATATTAAACTCACTTCTTTTTACTACTTTATACATGTCTCTTACAGCTTCTTCGGCAAAAGGATTCCAAAGAAAACCTTCAATATTGTGATTCTTTATAAAACCCAATGCACTTTTAGCAGTAAATCTACCTGCCTCACGAATTTTTTGAGTAAATTCTGCATGGGGAGTTTTAGTTTCCATATCAAAAGTTGAACTTTTGACAAAGCCTTGTCCTGTAACTATAAAAACGTTTGCCATATTATTCATTATTAGTATTATCAACAGGTTCAAAACATGCTGTAGAAGGTTCATTGAGACTTGACAAATGAGTTACTGTAAAAGTACCTAAGTAACCCTCAATTACCCAATGATTACTTTGATGATAGTATCTTGCAAATGAATACCCACAGAACATTCCGTCTCTATCAGTTACTATTACAACAACTTTCTGCGAGACTTTCTGTTCTGCATCGAATTTATCTGCCATATTGACTGCAGGTTTTACATTTGATGTGTTCCAGTCTATCATGATTTCTGATATTGAGATTTACGTTCTGATACGTCAAAAAGTACTGCTTTGATTTCATCCCGTCTCTTTTTCATATCATCGAGATTCTGAGTACTCCAACCACCTGCTTCAGTATTGGCTATCCACTTATTTAAAAGTGATAAGTCTTTTCGTAATTCTGCTATAAGTTTTGCTTCCATTATTACTAATTTTTCTTGTTATACGTAAAGCAAATCAAAAATGTTACAGAAAAAGCTGACTTTCTGGTTTATAATATGTCATAAAGCCACCACTGCAGGGTATCATGTTAGGTATGGTGACTTGACAATTGGGTGGAATCATAATATAATTCATTGGATTTGAAATTATATTATAAATTGCCGGATAATAAATTGCTGTTGATATCATATCAATCTTCTTTAGAATATTTTGTCGGGTCAAGTATTACTCTTCCGGATTCACTAAATACAAAGCCATCGGGTAATAAGTCTGAACAAGTAAATTTTACTTCTTTTAATGGTGAATTTTTTTTACCGTATGGATAAGTCTCAATGGACCATTCGAGTATCATTAATATATGCCGTTTTTCAAGAGAATGCTCAGGCATATGTTCATTAAGTGCTTTTATATCGGCATTAACAAGTTTGATATATGCTTCTTTAGTAAGTGTTACTCCTTCACCCATGCTATTCTGCTTTTATGTATCGGTGTCCATTAACGTAGACATTATGTTGTGTATTGAAACTATCTTTATGGTCGCCACCAATAAAATATTCGCTCCACCAAACTTCAAATCGTTCTTCAGGACTGTATTTGGTAAACCATCCTTCTTTTTCCATTTTTACTGCATCACAAAATGCTTTACATGCCAATTCTTTGGCTGTTGTTGTAGGTTTTGCTGTCATTATAATGTAGATATTAATATTAATAATAATCCAATTGCCATGCCAATAAGATAGTATTTAATCCTTCTTCTGTGACCTACTTTCCAGGGTTCACCAAACCATTTTTCAAAATCTCTTTCGAACTGTTCGTTTTCTTCTTTTGTCATTCGTCTTTTTTATTGAGTTCTTCTGCAGGTTTACCTTCGCAATTATCACCACGTGCAACCATAGTTTCCATTGCTACACGTGAATCCAAATATGCTTTGAGTTCTGTATTTTTTGCACATTCGAAACCCATAGGACCAATTACTAAATAACGGCAACAAGCATTACGTTGCCCTGCTTTACAGACATTTCTTACTTGATTATTCATTTTTCTTTGGGTATTATTTCCATTATATGTAATTCACGCATTCTTACCGCATATGGCATATATTCAAAAATGATTTCATCACATTCACTGCATTTGATTTTTACAGTAGTATTGGAATTCATACTCATGTAGTTGGATATGAAATTCCAATGACCGTTTTTGCAATAAAATCGTTCCCCTTTATCTTTTTCAACTGGACTACAGTTGTATTTAAACAAGAACTGAAGTTCTTCGTTTGGTTCGAGTTGACTTTTTAATTCAGCTAACTCATCTGCTGTTAATAGCTTTGTAATTACCTCACTCATTAAATTTAGATTTAAAGAGCAAATATATGAATTATAAATATAACAAGCAACAATGTTTATATTTTTTTCCTGAACCACAAGGGCACTTATCATTTCTCTGTACGTCAAGTTGCTTGGGTTCAAGAAATTCGCTTTCTTCAATACGTTCAGCCATGCCATTAAGATGATTGACTTCGTGTTGCCATACCTGCGCCATAAATCCTTTGTAAATTTCATTTAGGTGTGCATTACCTTGAAGGTCCACATAGCTGACTTTCACTGCACGACTACGTTCTGCAACAATTACTTTACCTTTCCATGTAAGACAACCTTCGCATTTGATTTCCTTCATGCCAATATATTCCTCAATTATAGGGTTAACGGCTAATCTCCAAAGTTTATCAAAACTGTCTCTATATGCAAATGCCCGGACCATGAATCTATCACCATTAAGACTGACTTGGTTACAAGCCAATCCTGCTGCATTGTATCTCGTATAACAGCTTTCAAGAAACTCTTGAAGATACGGACCATGCATTTTCAAATATAATTTGATGTCTGCAATTTCCTGTACTTTTGGAGTCTGCTCATTCGGTATAATTTCAAATACGTTCATCTTTACCTATAATATGTATGGCATTCCAATCAAAAACACCTTGGGTATCTTTGACAGGGTTATCAAATTTGAGAATATTTTCCATTATCTTTTTCTTCTGCTACCTCTGAATGATACACCACCACTGCCAAGCGCACCACCAACTCCCAAAAGGAAACCGAAGTTATACCAACCGCCATTGTTGTTGACAGCATAGACAACATATTTTTCCGGGTTTATTAGGCTACCAATAAAGGAGATTCCTGCAGTCATACCATGCCACAAGCCATTCCAAAAGCCATAAACTCTGGCACCTGCTACACAAGTATCAATATGTACAGGAACAGCACAACTGGCAAGCACTACAACGAGTGCAATAAACAATAAAATTTTGGTTGAATTTTTCATTGGTTTAGTAATAAAATGTGTGTCTTAATTTGTAAACATTGTATAGGTCTTTAACCCGTTTTTCATTATTGAATTCGCCTTTGGTTGCAAGAAATGGTATTTCGCCAAGCGAACAAATCATGGCTTTTTCATCAAGAGTAAGTTCTTCCCACGACTTATCCCAAAAAGTTATGTCTTTTTCTTCTACTTGAAGAATTTCTTCATTGGTAATCGGATTAATCTTGCCAGTTGGTTTCATTTTTTACTTTTATTGGTTATACGTAAGGTCTAATGAAAATGTTACAATTAATCTTGATTATTTTCATCTTTGTTTTTTCTTTGTTTTTTAGTGAATACTGAAACTCCCCAAATGGATAGTATTATGAAGACCAGTGTGCAAATATAACCCCAAATTTTTCTATCCGGTTCTACCGATGTCATATAGGCTGAGTAGCTATAGACTATAAAGTAAATCACAATGATGAGTCCGGTCAGAAATTTCATCAAATTTGTGGGAGTTATATAAAGTAATGTTTACATTTCTTATTCTGATTATTATTAAATACTCTTGAATTTACTATTAATCAATGGCAAACCAAGAGATTTATCTGTGGTTGCAACAATTTTTTTACAAGTTTTTTTATTTGCCCAATATGGCAATGGTGCTGAACCGCCACCTGTTTCATCCTTGAATTCCCATACACCGTAGTTTTCAGTCAATACCCAATCACCATTTTGTGGTATGTCGTCTGAAACAACATAAAAATTGTCTTTATATCTGAGTGGTATGCCTGTGCGTAATTCCATTAGTCCTCAAGTAATTCTTCAATTGTCTTATGGCAAATTTTACATTTCTTGTCTGGCGTATCAAAGTCATGTTTATGGCGTGTAGGGTCAACTATTTTGACAACAGGTATTTCAATTTTACTATAGTCTTTATTTTCGCCCATGTTTGAGAAGTATATCAAGTTTGGACTCAAGTTTGGACTTTAGTACAAATAAATCCAGTCCGCAAGATAAACCATCAAGTGCAGTATCAAGAGTGGTATGATTTGGAGGACTGATAATTTCAACACATGCATCGAATTCCGCTTGCTTTTTAGCAACGACCTCTTTCAATTCTTGGGTTTTAATTTGATGAATTTTATCTGCCCATTCTTCAATTGAGACATTATCATAAACTGGAGATAGTTCTTCTATCATGGTTATTTGTGTTTTATATTAACATTCACAGTATCATTTATTGGTTTAGATGTACTCCAATGCTCAAAATAAGGATTGCTTGTCCATACATAAGTACTATCATTTATAGGACGAACTTTTATATCGCCTTTCAGAGCATCTGCTTGACCTTGTACATATCCTGCTTCCATTATACTTTTTAATACAATCAGCGCATACGTGGTATTGGCTTTATCTTGCTTCTTTGAAAAATGACTTGTGAGAATGAGCATTACAACACATAAGATAAATCCTATACTTCCACCAATCAGCATATTTCTTGTGTATTTATCTATTTTCATTATTTTGCAAGTTTTTTCATTCCAGTAAATTGTGCAACTTTAAGTCCTTCAAACTTAAAGCTATATTCATACATTGTAGCATGTTTTTTCATTGCTTCCACGAGTTCAGACTCATGATATGCCTGTTTGAAAATCGGAGAATTACCGAGATTCTGACGAACTTCTTTGTCTTCGACAGGTGAGTAAACCTTTACGGGTTCTAATGCGACTTTATCCATGTTAAGTATATAAATTTAATTAGCAAACTTAATTCAAATTAATTATATAATCAAGCATTATTCAAAATATTGCGGAGAAAATGTATTGGGATTGAGAAATCCAACTATGCCTGGTTCCATTTCCCAATCATCAGCACCATTATAATAATCAAATGAACTCGAATAGCAAAGTTCAACTATCATAATATTTGTGGTTGGAAACACAAACTTCGACAGGTTTTCTTCGGGTTCGGGTTTAAATGGAGTTTTATCAAGTAATGCTTTAAAGTTAATTTCATTAAACAATTCAGCTATACCAGATTCGCCAAACTCATAATCTAACTGATGGTCGACAGGATAGATATTAACGAATATAATTTTTTGTGGCTCTCGCACTTCTTCAATACCAATAAATTGAAGATATTCATCTGCACGAGATAAATGCCCGTCTGCCCTTAAACAGTATTCTGGAAGATGGTCGAAAACTTCATTGTGGTTCTTATGTACTTTCCAAAGTTCAGCAATGAAATTTTCAGAAATTTCATGCAGCTCCACCGACATTAAACATCTGATTACTTTTGACATTATCGTGTATGTGTTATAAAATAATAGTGAAATTCTCCACCAACGCCAAATTGTTGTCCGACTGAGTTTCTTACAATTATTTCATCCGTATTATCCAATACGGGAACAAGAAGCGGTTCTTTATATCCCAACAAAGGCATTACATCTTCATTGGTTGTGTGTTCCAATACTCTACCTATGATTAAGTACTTACCGTCACGACCATCAAACAGACATGAGATATTTTCCTTATCGCCATTTAAATCCCAATCCTTATAAGCATCATATGGTACTGATATGCCGTACATGAAATATTGATTGACTGTCTTAATTTTGTTCATATTCTTAGTATATTAGTTTGTAAGCCAAGTACATAAGTACCAAGTGCATTGTGTTGTCGGTTACAGTATAAATTACGGCAGTGAAACCAGCATGAAGTTCTCCATGTAAATAGCCACGGTAATCATCCATTTCCATGCCTTTAATATGTCTCAAGTACCATTTACCAAATGCAAATTTATCGATGAAGAAATGTGAGCAAAATACTGCCACAATCCAAATTAATTGAAAATTCCACATGAATAAGCACACTGCAAAAGTATATATAATGCAATGAATAAAAGCTGCACACCATCCGGCAAGGTCATTACCAGATTTATTTTTTGCCATCCAGTCATTTTGTAAAAGGTAGTCGCCAACTAAGTGACCGAGCAACATTTGAAAAAATATATTATCCATTGTTTAATTTTTCAATTAATTTATCTGCGATTTTTACCGCATTTTCTGAAATTTCATTTATTTCATTTTGAGTAAGTGCATTTGTATCTCTATATCCTGCGAGAATGCCATTCATTGCATCTTTAGCAAGTGCAGTTCTGATATCCATTCCTGTACTATATCCATGTGTTGGATATGCATTGTCTGTTGGGTTGATTTTATTTTTCATATTATATAAATTATTCGTTATATTCGGGTTGACTTGTTAAGTGCCAAAAGCCACATATTCCACATTTATAGCTTCTAATAGGTCTGATGTCTTTTTTACCCATTCTCCTGTTAGACCTTTTACCATTTATATATCTTCTATGATTCTTACCATAGTTGATAACTGCTTGTGCCTCCTTAAATGACCTGTACTGTATTTTTACACAGAGTGGTTCTTGAACAAGGATTTCATCTATTTCGATTTTTTCAATTAAATCCTTGTTAGCTTTGGGTAATAATTGTTCGGGAAACATGGCTTTTATTTTATTAGTTCTTTAATAATAATTATTGCCAATAATAATATTGAAACAATACCATCAATGCATAAGTAATTTTTAATGGTCTTATTGAATTCTGTGAATTCCATTACATCATCCATAACTTGAAATGCAGTAATTAGTGATACTACCAGTATGGATAATCCGATGTACCAATATTCGATAAAAAACAATGCAACCAAGTATACAAAATACGATAATTCAATGGATGCTAATACCGAATGTTTTTTGCGTTCCAAAGAGGCATACCAATATTCTTCAAGCATTAAAAGTTTCAGTACCTCAAAGATTATAAAACAAATTGTTAGCCAAAGTATTATTTTCATAATTATTGAATTTTCCAAGTTTCCAAATAGTCCAATAAATTGTCACCTGCCAAAGCAATTTGTTTTGATACTTCATCTTCTGGTTTACGCTTCTGTGCATCCCAGATTTTTATGAGTTGGTTTTTATTAAATACACCCCAAGGGAATGCTTTAATTGAATAAATATTGAGTGTGACAAGAGTATTTGGTGCGAGTTTGCCTTGTAAATAATATAAGTAAATAACTGCATTTCCTGGACTGTCAATATACATTAATAACATAATAAGTGCTCCAAGAGACATTTTTAGCGTTGTTAATGCTTCCATTCTTTTTAAGAATATCTGTGCAAGAAACGAATTAATCAAAGGCTCGAAATGCTGATATATTTCAGAATTTTTATCCAATTCATTAATATCGATATTCATATTATTGTCCTTAGACATCAAAAGACTCATAAGAATTTTCGAATCTTTTACTGTCATTGGTGTTTTAGGTACATTATTTTCAAATGCTTTATCTATTCTATCAATGTAATTCATAATTGCGATTTTATGGGTTATACGTAGAAACCATTAAAAATGTTACAGTAAACTTCGATTATTTCTGGTTTTTAATTCTCAAATATTGCCAATAATGATAATATAATATAAGTCTTTTTTTAATTGTTAATTCTGACAGTTTAAGCCGATATTCAAAATTTATGTGTGAAAATAATTGAAAAAAATCTGGAAGATTTTCACAGACTAATCTATATGCTTCTGTATCTGCAGCAAGTTCGCTCCTGTCACCATTAGCTTTTATTGCAAAGTGATGTCCAAATTCGTGAAAATATGTGCTATAATAACTCACCAATCCACCAAATTTCATCGTCTCCTCTTTACATATAAGAATTCTTGGTACAATAAGCGTATCTTCTTTCATGTTACATTCATCGCCAAAAAAATCACAAATATCTTTATACGGTCTTTTCCATTTCTTCTCCAAATCTCGAACTTCTTGTAGAGCATCATCGCATTTTTTTTGTTGCTCAGGAGTACCTGCATGCACATACAAACCAACTGCTTTATCTTTGTCTTCTGGATAATTCTTATTGAGTTCTTCATAGGATTTAAAGAATACCGGAACATGTTCTTGTTCAGAAAGTTTTTTCAAAACATCTTCAACCATTGCAATAAGTATGGGATGTTCTTCTATTTTAAAACGAAGAAAATAAATGTGAATATTAATCCAATATACAGAAAGACCTAAATATCCAATCATTCCTGCAAAACTAATTGCGCATACTGTTGCAATGCCAATCGCTATAACACTAACGGTTTCCATTAGACTACTGCTTGAGTTTCAACTATTTCTTGGTGTCCTGCAATTTTTGTGTCAAGATTTGCATATCTTATAACTTCATCATCGACACTGAATTTATATGGTTCTGGCTCATTTGTTTGAAAATTATTTACCATTTCGTCATGAATCATTATAACAATGCCACGCTTGCATGATTTTAATTCCATTTTCAGTTGTTCGTAGTTGTCAATGAATCTGTAACTGTCAACAAAAACCATCATTAGCTTATCAGGTTTACCGACTTCAATTACAGGTTCGTTTTTAGCAAATAATCCGGTGTCACCATTCATTGGAAAGAATGCATGATAAACAGGATTGATTATGTTCTTATCAATATCATACGTAAAAGTAGGCTGAAACACAAAACGAACCTTACTAATTGGTACTCCGTGGTCAGTTAGAAGATTTTGATTCTTCTTTATAAGATTTTGCTGTACTGCAGTAACATCAGTAGTACCGAGTGTATGTTTTTCATACACGGTACGTCCTTTGAAAATATTGATTCTTCCAAAAAATCTTTCTAAAAAATTCATGGCTTTATTGTATTATATCGTCACATAAATCTGAAAACCAACTGTAATTATCTTGAGACTTATCTCCTGTTGCATTGTCGCAACGATAGAACTTCAAATAAAGGTCAAGGCAATCAAGTGCATTTAATTCATTTATAAGTTTTTCGGCACGTCTTTTTGCTTTATACCAGTCACCATGCCTTCCACCTGCAGACCATGCGTTATATGCATCATCATGCAATTGAATAACAGTAAGTACTTCGGTATTGTGGCAATAATCCAGAGCAAATCTTTCAGCAATCATACCATGATGATTTTCACCAACTTTCGGCTTGGTTTGGTCGACTTTATGCTTAAATGTATCATGAAGTATTGCAATCAATCGCAAATCTTTCCTATCTTCATCATCAACATAAAACTTGTCGATGTTAGCCAATACTTCTTTAATATGATAGATTACTGCGCCCTCTTTATGTCCTGGACGTGGTTTTCCATAGTTTACACCTATAATAAATTCGCTGTTATTACAAATTGCTGTTTCAATACCATTTTCCGGCTTAACAATTTCTAATATTTCTTTAATTTGCACATTCATTTTCTATAAAATTAACACATTTCAATATAACATTTTCTTTATTTTCAATATATTCACTTTCCCAAACAATTTTTATATCATATCCACCATCTTTTGCTTTTTGTATTTTAATTTCATCTTCTTTCCAAATATCTTCGGCTTTTCTATTAATGAATTTTAATGGAATATCCGAAGATTTATATTTTTGGGGATTTGCATGAAATTTATCACCATTAAATTCAATAATCTTTTTCACGTCTTCAACAACAAAATCAAAATTACATGCATGAATACCACAACTAAATTCATGATTAAATTCTCCAAAATATATTTTATTGTATTTAACAGTTAATTTTTCACATATCTTCCAAAATAATTCTTGAGAAATAGGTGACCAATTATTTTTATTTGATAGATTATATTTTCTAAAATAAGATTTTTTTGATGTATTTTCACTTCGTTCACAATATTTTATATTTCCTTCAACATCACCATATTTTTTTATAAACCAAGGCAATGAAAAAACGCCTATCATGCTTTTTCTAAAATTTTCATACTGCTCAGTACTTAATCTTTCCTTTTTCGTACCAATTAGATTGCTTTGAGCATTACTTAATCTAATTGATTTTAAAATTTTCCTTTCCCCTCTTTTACTGTCCCATTCAATATTGATTTTATCAACATCAATATTGAGATAATTTAATAGATAATCTTGATATAGCATTCCATTATGCTTATTAAGTAAATGGGATGCTATACCGGATGCACTTTTAAATTCTATTCCACAAATCTTACAAATAAATGGTGGAAGAATTTTAATTTTTACTTTGGTTTTATATCGTTTTTTTGAACAAATTTTATTCATTTTTTGGTTCTTTATAAAATTCTGTTGGGTTTTCTTCATCGATTTCAAATCCCCAATATCCGTAATAAAAATTCTGTAATTGATGAACGTATTTGATGTGTTCTAAAATTGTTTTTACTCCACCCATGCCATGATATACAGTTATGGCTTTATTGTATTCGATTATTCTTATACCGGGTGCTTCTGCAATCCAATCATAATTTGTACGGGTTGTTGATGTAGGTATAACAATCTCTGTATTCATTTTAAGTGTCTTGCACCATTCTAAAGTAATTGGGATACCAACCATAAAGTGCCAATATCCTAAATCATCATATTTAACACGATAGAAAGGTTCAAGTGCTCTTCCTCTGGAAGAGAACTCAAACTCTTTCACGTAATTGCCTTCACGTATATCATTTAGCTTCATTATAGTTCGATGTTATTTATCAAACGGTTCTTGAACTTCTCAAGAGTTTCTTCTGAAACACCATGAGTGTTCTGACCGCCATGACGGTTTTCAACAATTAATGAGAAATACTTATAACCGAACTGTCGTGCTAAGTCTTCGTATGGACGTAATTCTCGTGCAGACGTAAATGTGTTAGCAACAACAATTATATCAATTTGCTTCTTCATGAATCTCCTGCATTTACGTTCACACCAACAGTGAGCTGCATAGAGTTTACCTACATTCCACACGTACTTACCATTATGCATAAAGTAATCATCAGCGCAACACACTGCTTTAATTCCAAGTGCTTCTGCCAATGATGATTTTCCGCTGCCAGGTAATCCACGTAATATGATAAGTGCTTTCTTCATAGTGCAATTATACGTAAAATCTATGAAAATGTTACACTAATACGAAGTTTTTTTCAAGAAAGGTTTCAAGAGACTCATATATTTCGGGATGTTTTTCCCAATATATTACCGTATTAATCAGTTCTTCAGTGGCTTCCTGTCCCTCTTTATTTCTTATTTTGAATTTCTCTTTTAATGGTTGAACTAAGTTTGGCAGACCATTAACGTCTTCCAATCTTTGCTCCATGATAAAATTAAGTATTTCTTTCATATCAATTCTGATTTTCTGTTGGTGTTTCTTTATCGAAAATACCGTCTGCTTCACCCATCTTATTATAATATTCTATACAGCCGGGTGTGGCAGGATAAAAACGTAGTTCGTCTACAATATCTTCCATTCCAAATTGTGGGTCATTACGAAGTTCTTCTTTTATGTGGTCGGCATCTGCATCCGTTGGCTTTTTCCAATAACCGACAAAATGAATAATTGTATAGTTATCGTCATTAGTTTGTTCGTTTGGATTAATGACCATTATGCCATACTTAAATTTCTTCATATATTATTTGATTATTCCCTTACTTGCCAATATTCCGTATGCGATACAATATATTATACATAATATTGGAAACCAGAAGAATTTAATTATTTCAATAGTTTTTTTCATAATATAGTTATACGAATAATATTTAAAATTGTTACAAATATATAAAATTTATGAATAGCATGAAGGGTAGAAATGCACTGAAAAACAAAAAAGAGCCGTTTAATGAAAAAATAATTTACTGATTTTTTCGTATCTCATTTCTCACCATCATTAATGCTTTACCTAAAAGGTTCTGACCTTTCCATTTACTTTCGTCAAGAACGTCATCGTCTTCCCAATGCAACCCAATTCCCCAAATAGTATCATACGGACTGGCTTCGACAATTATCTTGTCTTCTGTTGATAATAATAATGCCTTAAGTCTTGGACTCTGACTGTATTTGGCATAGTTAACATCAACCATAAATTGAAAATTAACCTGTGACCATTTCTCTACGTCAAAACCCTTTACTTGTCTTCCCAATTTCTTGTTTTCTTTTGGGTTGGATGTTTCAACTATTTTCTTGGCAATTTCCATGTCGCCAAAGTATACGGCTTTTTCCCACATGAACGCCTGTTCACTGTTGAAAAACGTAATGCCTTTATACTTTATGAATGGTACTCTACATTCATACCAATTGGAGAGTTCCGACCCCCAAAAGAATACGTATTTATCTGTTACTCTTTCCATAATTAACTTTGTGTATAAATATATAATACAAATATCAATAAAAGTGCAATTGATATTATTATGATGTACTTTCGTTCTTGTTTATTATTCATTATCTTAGTAATTTTAATTAAAAACAAAAATAATATATTTTTCCGTAAAACCAAAGTATTTATCGTAAATACATTGTCAATATGAAAAATAAAGAAATAAAAAAAATGTATTCATTAAGAATACACAAAGAACAAATTGAATATCTACGAGAAGTTGCAGATAAGAATTTCACCACAGTAACCCAATATATCTTGGACTTAATAAATGCTGATATGAAAATCAATAAGAAATGAAAAGACAAATTATAACTGGAATATATAAAATCACTTCACCAAGTGGAGGAATTTATATCGGACAATCTAATGATGTCATAAGAAGAAAGTGGGAATATGCTTCAATAAAATGCCTCGACCAACCAAGATTATATAATTCATTAAAAAAGTATGGGTGGAATGCTCATACATTTGAAATAATCTGCGAATGTTTAGAGCCGGAATTAAATGAATTGGAGAAATATTATATTAAGCATTATAGTACTTTTAATACTGAGCACGGCATGAATTTAACCGGGGGCGGTGACCATTTTATACGTTCAGAAGAAACAAAAGAAAAAATAAGTAAATCACGTATGGGTATTGTTTATGGTAACGATATTATTGAGAAAACTAAGAAAACAAAAAGAAATAGAACATATGAAAGTCGTGCTGGTAGTTATGAAATATATAATCAAAATAACGAATTAATACATAAATTTCGTGGCGATTTTAGAAAAACTTTAGAAAATTTAAATATACCATACAAAAGTTTCAATAGAACGCATAATTTCAATAGAAAAATAAAAAAGGGTAATTATATTGGTTGGTATGCAATTAAATTACACATCTAATTTGGTAGTTAACACCACTGCCGAAATTGCGGGTCTTGTCAGTGCAGTATATTTCAACTGATTTCTTTCCTTTAATATCCAATTCTCATTAATATCATTCTCCATCACCATAACATATTGATATGTAGAGCCTTGCGCTTTATGACATGTTATGGCGTAGCCATAATCTAAGTCTTTCTTTATAGTATCAGAAGAACTACGAAGAGTTCCGTTACGAAATTTTTCAATAGACACCATAATAATATTGTGCCTACGAAATTCATAGTATTTATTCCACATTTTTTTATTCGACATTCCCATATCTCGGAAAAAGTCATGCATTTCGGCATACTGATGTAAATTAGCGTGGTCATTAGAATCTACAACAAAAACGTCAACAAACTTAAATTTGCCGTGTGTTAAATTTTCCCTAAGTTTAACCATCCAACCCTTAATTTCATAATGGTTCTCTTCTAAGTTACCCTTTTCCATTACACGGTAATCTGCACTGTTTTCAATAATATTATATCTTTGGTTCTCTGAACTGACACTTCTATATGCCATTAAAACATCACCTACTTCTATTACATCTTTTTTTTCTATTCCAAGTAGTTCAGTTCGGATGATTTTATTTGCAGCCATAACAGTGCTATTTTTCCAAGCAATGAGTTTAAGTAAATCCGTATCTTTTTTATACTCATCACTTTTGAATTTCTCCATCATTCTCTGACGAAATTCTGCTTTATTAACAGTAAAGATAACACCTTCGCCCAAATTGTTCATATTACTTTTTCTCAAAAAACCACCGTCAAGCCTATTTAGATTGTTTCTAAGAGCATCATATATAAAGGCAAGAGGATTGGTATCATTCTGTCTTTCAATCTTTGTAAGCCAATGAATTTCAATATTATTTTGTGTGAATACAACCGATTCTTTTTCACCTACAGGCGGGAGTTGCGCTGGGTCGCCCATGAATAATATTTTGGTTCGACTACCTTCTGTGAGTTTCTTAATAAGTTCAAAGAGTTCTTTATTAATCATAGATGCTTCGTCAATAATAACGAAATTATAGTCTGTGATTCTAGGTATTGCAATTGGATTGAAAATAGGTGAGTTTGGGTTGAATTCGTCTAAATTTACATCTGGACGTAATCCACAAAGTGCATGAAGGGTTTGTCCTTCCTCACCAGTGAGATTCATTACGACCTTTTTGGCTTTATGCGTTGGTGCACTGACTACGACACCCCAATTATATTCATCGAGAATTTTCTTAACACAAGTACTTTTACCAGTACCTGCATAACCCGCCAATGTAAAAAAATTATCACTTTCCTTTTTCATCCATTTGCGAATTTTATTAACGCCTTCGTATTGTTCGGCATTGAAAGTGATTAACTTACCGCTTGGCAATAATAGTTGGTCATCCCTATCAGTTAATGTTTTGACGTTCTGACTACCTCTTAAAAGCGTATCTAAATCGCCTAACTTAAATTCTTTCGATATACTCTTTATTATTGCTTTGCGTGGACGACTATCGAATCTGTCTCGAAGGTCTTTGAAATCATCCTTCATTTAGTTGCAGCTTTAAGAATCTTAACAAGTTTTTTTAGTTGCTTTAAATTACGAAATTGAATTTCAGGTATTTCATATAATTCAACTTCATATCCACCCTTGATTTTTTCATCGTTACTGCATGAAATAAGTACTCCCTTTTTATCACGTGTTTCAAATACATAATAATGATATTCACTATCTAATGCACTTGCACCTTCCCAACTTCCTCTTTCACATGTTAATATTCCCGCTTCTTTCGGTATAATATCTTTACATTTTTCATACAATGTTTCCGGCATTGCATAGTAAAAATAAGTTATTCTTCCCGCTCTGTCCTTATGGTCGTGTCCTTTTTTAAAGTCTGCAAGTAAATCTGACTTGCTTATTTTAATTTCTATCTCTGTTGCAATTCCTGCTTTTGTTACTATAAACATATCGCATTCGTGCATCCAGTGGAATCCCCAACTGATATTCGGTACGATTATGTTTTTTCTTACTCCGTAGTATTTTGCTATCGCTACTTCAATATCAATTGTTTTTATTGGTTTTACTTTCGGTTTTACCGTTCTCTTTACTGCCACTTCTCATATGTATTGTCTTTAAAGTTATTTTTCATTCAATGGAATATCTTGCTTTCTATAGTGTGTTATTTTATATAAAAAGTTAGTCTTACTCAGATGCCAACCATTTTCTTCATAAGCTACAAAGTTAGCAAATAATCTGTCAATCGGAAACCTTTTATTACCATTTGGTATATTTATATTTACCCAAGTAATGATACATTCATCACAATAATCTAATAATGTGTCATATATCATTGCTCCACCCGCAACAAAAACTTCATGAACATCACAATTTATATTATTTAATTGAGGTAAAATCATATCCAAATCCCGGAATTGATAAATATCGCAACCAAGGTCAGTTATTGGAACACTGTTGTTTAATACTATATATTCTCTGCCTTCAAATGCTTTGGGTGGAAGAGTTTTAAATGTATTATAACCAACAAGAAGCATATGACCCATTGTAGTCTTACGGAAGTGCTGAAAATCTTCTGGGATTCTCCAAGGAATTTCATTATCAATGCCGATAACACCATCAACACTGACGGCTGCTATTATGGTTAACTTGCAGTGCTTCATCCGAATATAAATATATGTCCAAGTATGTATAAAATTATAAGTAAAAATAATATCACACCAAATTTCTGTAAGCGGTTCATGCTAATTTTTATAATTATTTCATAATTTTATGCCAACTTCTTATCTTTTATAAGTTCACGTAAAAAAACATTCTTCACTCCACCAACGAATCTTACCCATTCCTTATAATAATCCGGAAACATTTCTTGAACAACTTCAACTGGTTTTATTTTGAGATTAACCCATAATTCCGGATTGTTTTTCAATGCTTCTTCTTTTGCATCGGGATACATTTTAATATCCAAAAGCCAATCAATGAAGTTCGGATAATCCTTTCTGTTAAATACCCGTTCATCACAAATAAAGCAAACTGCTGTCAATGCATCATTTAAGTCCGGTTCTTGGAAGTATGAGAATGGTATGTCGTTTTCAAGCAAGGAATCCGCTATTTGGTTAAGACTTCCCATTACAACACCATCAAAGTCTCTGCGTTCATTGGTTGTTCCACCATCGAGAATTACCCACGTTTTATGTTCTCTGACGAACTTAATGAATACTTCATCCCCGGCAAACTTGTCGGCATATTCAAGAGCTGCATGCCCTGCTTGAATTGCTTTTTGTATTGGACTTATGTTGTACGGTACAAAGAAGTACATGCGTAGTTCAAGTACTTCTACTTCACTGTAATTGCTATTATCTCCCATTATCGTAAGTTTATTTATCGCATCTTTCAATTAATCGTGATTCATCTATCCATTCAATAACACAACGAGTTTTTTCAAATATATCATAGCGATATATTATAAGGTATTGTGTTTTTCCAAATAGTAATTTTCTTTTTCTACCGAATGTAACTGCAGGAAAGGCAAGTACTCCGGGCACATATTCATACCACAGTTTTCTTTTATGATTGACTGCAGGTCTGCTTATGCCAATTGTTAGTTTATTCCAAATATTTACTCCCATTGTAGTATTAATTAAAAAGGTGAATCAAAAGGACTGTCAAACGCTCTGTGAGGTTTTGGAGGGTGCGGTGGATGAGGCGGGTGCGGTGGATGGTGAGGATGACTCATCATGCACAGACTTATCTGATTGTCCAACGCTACTTTTATTATCTCTGGCTTTACGTATTTCTTTTTTTCTTTCTTTTCCATGTTTATATAAAAATATACCAAACATTACACATATGAATATTATGGTAACAATAAGAGAAGTCAATAAACTATTAATTGCATCCATAACAATCTGTTTTGCTGTTATACGTAAACAAAACAGAAAATGTTACACAAAATTATATATATTTTTCAATTAAAGAACAATACTTCATATATTTTCTATCTAAATATATAATTGAATTATTATAAAGATAATTTAAACATTTAAATGCTGATTTGCCCGAATAAAAAATTGCAGAAATTTTTCCATTATATGTTATATCTGGCATTTTTTTGCTTCTTAATATTATTTTTACGTTTTCATGAAAATATTTTCTTATAAAATCAATAGTTTGTTCAGTACCAACAAAACTTATTGTATCAGTAGTTGTATATGTAATACACCCATCACCATCAAAATAACCACGAATATAATCTTTAAGATATTTTTTTGGTATTTTATTACTAATAGTACATGTTAATGACTTTTTAGTATATATTTTATAATTATTTTGTAAATCTTTAATTATTTGTGGTGAAGATATAGTAATACTGTAATATTCTTCTCTTTCAATTATTCTACCTTCATATCCAATTGCTTTTTTGAATTTATATAAATGATTAACATCTTGTTTTTGTAATTTAATTTCCAATGTATACCTATTCTTTGTTCTAATATATCCATCAGCTAATATAAAACCTGCCCAATAACAATTTTCTTTATTGTATTTTGAAAAATAAAAATTATTTACTTTTATTCTTGACGTTCTTTTTCTGAGTTCGATATTTTCACTTTTTAAATATTTTTGAATCGTTACTCTATGTAATCCATATTTAACAGCCAATTCTTGCGTTCCCAAATAATTATTAACATAATCATTAATTATCGCTTTTTTCATAATAAATGCTTTTCAAATAAATACTAAGAAATATTCGAAAAGCATCTTACTGTCTATAATATCAATAGTTATTTTTTCTTTTTATGTGTAACTAATCTATCGCCCTTTAAGTAACGCTTGTATGCAGCAGTAACCTTCTTTGGTGATTGATAGCTTTTTGCAAAATTTGCAAATTCAATCATGTCCTTGCGTGAATACTTGCCCATGTTATTTCGATTTTAAATATAGGGTTTGTGTATTTTTATCCCATGATACAACTTCTGCTTCTCTAATTTCTGCAGTAGTGGGTATCTTCTCTTCCTTTCCAAACCTATTCTTAATGACTTTATCATCAAGAAATACTTGATTGCTTTTCCGAATTTTTTTTATTATTGATTCAGAATTATCCGTCTTTATTTTACATGGACACCATTTGGGTATTGGTGTTTTATCGTGCCATTCAACATACCCGGCAATATACTTTAGCATAACCAAATGACTGTCTTTCATAATAAACAGTCTTTCTTTTTCAGCTTCTTCGTTTGGTGCTTTAGCATCAGCATTCATACACCACCAATATTCCGGTCTTTCAAAACTATCGGCAGTTGGGTAGGGAGTTGCCATATGATGTGGGCAATCACTACAACTTTTGACTTCAATCTGAATTTTTGCCATATTAACTAAAATTAGAATTCATATAATTTAACCAAAACATTCTTGCTTTTGCAGAAACAGCACTTCCAATTTTTTTGGAGTCGATGCCGTTGGTAACCATAGTATCACTTTCTTCTTTCACAACATCATTATATACCCATCGGAGATATTCACCCGTTGTTTTAGGCTCAATAGGTAGTCCCAATTCTTTCATTTTATCAATACCTTGTAATAACCGATTTTCGGTAACAGCATATTCAATAAATGCTTTTAAGTTTTCAACTTCTTCAACATTAACTGTTGTAAGTGTTTTAACTTTGGAATTCTGATGTTTTTCGCCTTTTACCTTGAAAATATATCGTTCTTCACCATTAATATATTCCCACACAATACCTTCACCAACACCTTCAATTCCAAAATACTTAGCAACTGGACATTCTTTTTCAACTTCATTGGTTAATTCAATTAATTTATTTTGTATTAATTCAGGAGAATTAAAATCAATATCAATTGAAAACTTAGAAAATTGCATAATGTTATATATCTGCTCTTCTTCAATTTTAAGATGCGTAAAGTTTTTCATGTCTTGATATACATCATCAATCTTAACTGCAAATATTACAAACATCTTAGGTAATTGTGTAATAGCAACACTTTTCTGAATACCCGAATTATGTACTAATGTATTGTTTGCAAAATAATTATGATTATCTTCAATTTCAATATCATATCTTACTCTATGCTCCCTTTTTAATGGTGTATAATTTTCAATACTTTCAACATTTGCCTCAACCAATGAATTATCATAATCGTTTAAATAATGACTCCACCATGTAATCTTTTCAACACTTTGAAGTATTTTGGGGAGTTTATAATTAAATTCTTTTAAAATATATGGTGCTATTGTATATAAAAATGAAGCAGCACCTTCTACAGTAAATCTTATTTCTGTTCCCCTTTCAATATTTTCATTTATCGTATTACAATAATATCCACGAGAATTAAACCACTTTTCAATTAACTTAACATTCTCTGTGCCAAATCCTTGACAATGCAATGAACACCGATATTGCCTACTTTTTCCATTGTGTAGCACAATTGACCCATCATCCATATACCAAGTAGCTAACGCTAATGGGCTTAACTTATTTAAATAATCAACCGTTACTTGTTTAGATTTACTATTATTTAAATGCAGTTCATCATATAAATCTTCAATTTCTGGAAATGCATTGCTGTGATGAATTCTCATATTACTACCGTATCCACTAATTATATTTTGTGGAATTGAGAATATATTCTTTAAATTTTCCACAATAAAATCATTATAAAACTTTTGATTATCGTCAGAATGTGATATTTGTATACTCCTTTTTTCTGCAAAACTTGCATCTCCCAATAAACTTCCCATTAAAAATTGTTTAACGTTAAACGTTAGTACTTTACCAGAAATCAAAACCTTATCATTTATTTTAATTTCGTTTGCAAATTTTTCAATAATTAAATTATTTTCTTTTATAAATATTTTATGATTGGGTGTAACGATAAATCCTGTTGAGCGTCCGCCTCTTTTTCTTCTCTGAATATTAAGTTTCAACCAATTATCCGTCTCACCATTTTTAAACCAATTTTTTATTTTTTTTGGTTCCAATTTCCCTGTTTCAAAATTATATGAAAGTATTTCAACATCTAATTTACCGTTAACAATTTTTCCAATTGGCATCGATGTGTCATCAGATAATAAAATAGGTGTGCCATATGGAAAACATCCACACCATTCTCCATAAATAGCACAAGATTCATTGAATTCGATGCCCTTAAAGAGTTTACGATAATCTTTGGTTAACATAGTTCTCATGAATCCGGCATTATCTTGTTCAAGACTCAGCACATTCTCCCTGGATTGAAATTCAAAATGATACTGCTCACCATCAACAAAATCAGATTGTTTGTATAACACAATTGCTGAGTTAGTACCATGCAATTTTACAGTACCTCTGAACGTAAATACTGGATATGGTGTGCTATGGCTATATTTTGCATCACCATTTTCATCCTTGCCCATATAATCACAATGAGACCTTACTTCTCTAATGACGTTTCTAAACTGTTCAATTTCTGTAAATTTTTTCATATTATTCTGCATTTTAAAATAAAAAAACCAGTTCATTTATCCACTGGCAAGTTAGGTTTAGTTGCCAACTTTCCTTTGTAGCGGTGCTTCCTTCACAGTCATAAGACTCGGCATGTTATCCGCTATTTGAACACGCAGCCATCAGCGCAGTGTGGGAGTTGAACCCACAAGATAGCGATACTTGGTGCACCTTTCTACTATCCACCATCCTTTCGGGAAGTGCCGTAACCAATTGAGCCACCCACGCATAAAAAATCTTTCTGTCCGTTCCAATTCGAAATAGTTTTTCAGTCCGCTATGGGTCTGTGTGCTCCTTAGAGGCGCATTGTAAAGAGGCGCAAGGAACTACTGCTACCTTTCAGCAAACAACGTCACCTTGGAGTGACTATAACTATAGTTGCCCAAACCCAACTACTCCGTGAGTTTCCTCAATTACTGTTTACCTACAACAGAAAGACTAAATTTTCAAAGAACTTAATTTTACAAATATATAAAATATTATAACAAATTTGATATGTATTTAATATTTTCTTCGGATTTTAACATTTCTTTTTTTATGAATGGCAAAATCTTTTCACGATGCAACGTATCATCTAATGCATTATCGCTTTCAGTAAAATATATACGAAGTAATGAAATAAGGTTCAAAGATGGAGTAAGTTTATTACGAATATCTGCACCAACAGTATTGACTTCAAAATATTCAATTTCCACTATTTTGTAGTTCTCCCAATCAATATCAATATCTTCAACATTACAAAGTTTTTTCAAACCTTCAATTGTTGCTTCATTGCCAAGCCATTTTGGATGCTCGTGAGTATACATTTCACCTTCTGCATCTATTGATGCATATTCGTCATATTTACTATCAACAGGACTAACCCGTTTTAATGTTTTAAATTTCATAATCGTTCAATATATCCTTTTATTTCATTTAATCCTTTGTATGAATATGCAACACCCGGAACAATTAATGTTGGTACATCAGCATCTGAACTCAGTACTGTAATGAAATCGACTTTGGCTTCTTTCAGAAGTTTTTCGGCTTTAATTCCGTCACTATGTGTGGATTGTAAAAGTTTGATTTTCATAATTTATCGAATTCTTCTTGTGTTATAAAACTTTCCAATACAATTTCATTATCGGGATTTATTCTGTCAGATTTATCAATTGCAAGTACACAACGGTCTTCAAGATTAACTTCAACTATTATAGCTTTAAAATAATCAAAATCAAGTGCTGCAGGAACTTCTTGATAAATGGCATCACCTGGTTTGAGTGCTCTCCAACGTTTGTCCTCTTTGACAAAATCTTCCATTATTTTATAAAATTCACGTGGTTTCATATTCTTTTATGTATTTAACTAATCCCGAATTTCTTACTATGGGATTTTTCATAAAATCCTTTATTCTGTCACCCAAACAAACGAGTTGTACTGCCATAAAGCTACTATCAGTATTTTCATCCAAAAGACTGGTAATTTTCTTGCAGGTTTGAGAAAGATTCTCAATGTTTTCCTTAGTAAATGTCTGTTCCATTATCATTTTGTTAGTTCTTTTTTAATTTTAAAACTCTGCCCATCAGCTTTTGCTTTTGCCTTCAATTCATCCCGTAGCTTGTGACCAATTCTTTCAGAAGCAATAAGCGCATTTACACAATGGCTCAAATCTTCTGTATATTGTCTGTCACTAACAACCACATGACCTTCCCAAACATTTCTGCCGGGTTGATTAAAACCCTCATTCATTTTGAGTTCTACCGTAACAATTAAGTCTTTCAACTCTTTGTTAAGTGTGTACGATAGTTTATATATTCCCTTTAGAACCATTTCGTATGAGATTAGCAATAAATTCATCAGATTCCGGAGTACGAAGTTCTGCAGGATATTCTGAAAGGTGTGCTGCAATATTCTGTTCGACCCTTTCATCAATTATCCTGTACGCTTCTTCTTCACTAATGTCTTTGGCAACAACTTTAAGTTTGCTACCGACATTTATTTCTCCATCAATATAGACTGTCATAAAGCGTGTTCCCCTGTACTGAGGACTTGCTTCTTCCGTGTATTCGTAAACAATGTATGTCATTATTCTTAAGTATTATATTTATTAAATTTATCACACACTTCATTGGCATATCTTTCATCAGTCATTTCATCTGTAATGGTATACCAAATGTTTAAGATACCTCTTTTTTTAATTACGTATCTTGCTTCTGCACCTTTACCATACACATCATGATTTACTGTATGAACCTTGTATCTTTTTTGTTTTTCCATATTATTTTAATTTTAATCCAACAAAAAATCCATTTGCCCAATAAGCACGGTCATGATATACGCTATGAGTAAATCTACTCAATTCTTTGCCGTTTTCATCAGTTACTATTGATTCATATACCGAACCAATATAATCTCCTTTTGGGTCTACATAATCCGATGTTTCAATATGAATTGTCATCGGAAAACCGTTTTCTTTTAAGTATGATAGCATATAATTAAATATTATCTATGGTTAATGTAATAAATTCTTTACCATTTTCATACTTACCCGCTTTGACAGCACGAAGCATAGTGCCAGGAGTTTTAATAAGTTTTACAATATGGTCCTTATCCGTAAAGACAGTACCTTTATTATATGTCTCTTGATAAATGATGTTAGTTGCAGGGTCTTTTTTCTTTGCCATAATATTATAGTTCTACTTTGAATCTTAGTGCCACGGGAAAACGTGGCTTTTTATTTTTTCTCGTATATCCTTGGTATTGAACAGTAACTATTTTACCAACAACTTTTGTTTTATCGTCAGCATATAATTTAAGGTCATCAAGTTTACCTTTGAGTTTACAGTCAAAGGTCACACCTTCGGGTAGCTGTTGGTCTTCACGTGTTCTTTCACATATAAACACTGCTTTACCTGCCATAGTACCCTTTGTACCGACTTTAATATCAACAATGCGGAATTCATCATCGTCATATATTTTGACCTTCTGCAGGTCATAGGAACGCTTATTAACGTATTTTCCATCGAAGTTTCTGACAATAGCACCCTCATATCCCATTTCCATAAAGTCCTCATAAGCAAGCATGAGTTCTTCTTTGCTGTTGACAATACGAGTTTCAACGATATGAATTGGTGTATTTTCAAATTGTGGTCGCCAGCTTTCAAGTAATAAATACCTGTCATAATTTGTCAGATTTGGAAGTGCCAAATCATACACATGATATTGAATATTCTCATAGCCTTCTCTGGGTTCATCAGGAGTTATCAGTGAAGTCAAGTCTTCAAAATTTTCCTTATATGCATGGTTGTAAAGTTCGCCATCAAATCTGTCAGCAAGACCACAATTTTCAAGGCATTCAACAATATGAGGAATGCTTAAAATCGGCTTACGGGTTCTTGACCACATAGTAACAACACCACCATCATATTGACTTGTACACCTGTGACCATCGAGTTTTGGCTGTGCAAGTGCTGGAAATTTAATCTTATGTCCTTGTTCCCAAAACTTATGTGCGAGAATCGGAAATACGCCACCTTCAATAATTGCATCAACAGTACCTGCTTGAGCATCTTCAATATTCTGAACATAACCTTTCTTCAGTTGTTTTTCCCAACGGCTTTTGGCTTGTGATTCTGCCTGTTCCATTGCAGTTGTTGCATTTGCTCTGCCAGTATTTTTACCACTGAGAACCTGTTCATGGCTGTATTGTATCTTACCGCCAACCTGACCAAATTTATTGATTATGGTAGGAATACCGTTAATTTCATCAACACTGACTGTCCATTCTTGAATAGCACCTGTTGTTGTCTTTTTGAAAAGTTTTGGAAATTCTTTCATATTATTTTTATTGATTATACGTATACTAATTAAAAATGTTACATATTATTGAACAAATATTCTTGAAACCAATTATAAAGCATTCTCGGAAGCAGATTTAAGTCTGCAAATCCATACAATCCGCAGGAAAAGAAGTCGTGTACTTCAATAATGAAAGTACCATCCAATGTATTAACTCCAACATCGAGAGTATAAGCTATTGGTACTGAGTCTGAATGCTCATATCTACCAATCATATCACTAATTGCATGTATATCGGGAAAATAAGTAAAAGAACCACTGTAGTTCTTTAATCCAACGAGTTTTCCACCATATACAAATGCTCGCCATTCACTGTCAATATCAATGACTTCAGAAATCTGATAATTACCTTCTGGAACATCCACATTATCAGTAACAATCTCAGTATATGCTTTTATTTGGTCATTAGATTTGACGAATTTCTCACCAACAATCTCTTTCTCTGTGCCATTAAAGACAAAGCGTTTGGTAAATTTAATATCAAGTAATTCTTGTGGAATGTTTATTGGTTTGACAGGATAGCCGTAGAAGTGTTTGATAAATTCCGTAACGAATTCTATCGAACCAACAGGAACATAATTTTTGTGTTGTGGTTTAAAATCGAATTTAGTAAATACTCGTTTTTCCCGGTCAAATTCTGTGTTTATAAATCTTGTTATTATTTTTTCCCTATCAAGCAGCCAATCATTAAAATGAACTGCTTCGAGCAGGGTAAAAGCAAAGTCATGCCTGACTTGCTTACTGCATTTTTGTATTAAAAATTTCATCATTTTGTCTGATTTTATCATACAAATGTATGAATAAATTTTAATAATGCAAGAATCCTTTATCTGAATTACTAACTTTAACATTAAATATACCCAACCAATTAGCTAACTGCGTGGGATACAGACTCTGTAGTACACCATTTTTTGTTACAGGAATAATACTTTCCTTAACTTGGTCCAAACAAGTAAACACTATCGTTTTCTTGGAGTCGGGATTATGATGCAAATCGCAACGTAGTGCATATTTCAATAAGTCATAATCCAATACTGACCTTCTAAAAATTCCTTGATATCCAGTATCAACATTGGTTTCATTTGGGTTTGGCGTGATATAGTTGATATCCATACCTTCGTTACTCATATAGCCATTACCGTGGCGTGTCTGATAGGCACGGGTGACATAATAAGTTTCGATGTTTCTATCAGCTAATCCGTTGTTTTTAATGAATTCCATTGCATTCCTGGACGTACAATAGCTTCTCGTAACATTTGGGAAGAACCCATACTCCATATCAAGCAAAATGCCTTGTCCACCCTCAAATATTAAGTTATCATATTTTTCAGATAGTCCAAATTGTTTAAAATTCTCTACAATATCATATCTTTCGATGAACTGAGTACAGGCATCAACAAAATTATCGTAATGTTTTTGTCCGATTGCATTTAATGGTATAGTATAACCATAATAATTTAGAATGTTTTTGAGTTTTGCATCACGAATACTTGGAAACAATAAATCCCGAACATATAGATGATGAAATTCTTCATTTCTCTTAATGGTAGTACCAAATCCTACACCAACAGTGCAACAACTTCCTATTGGTAGGAGTGACGATATACTCAATTCGCTTTTCAAAAACTTTAAATGGTCCGGCTTCATCGATATATCCAACACCGTTTTCAAGCATGTCTTTATAATGATTCATTTTTGCCATTGCATCACCTGCTGATGATAATTTACAAAAGTCGGGATGAATTAATTTACTATAACCTAAGTATAGTTTTTTCCAATCATCGGGGAAAATGTCTGAGGGTTTTGTTGACAATAATAGTTTGTCAATGAGTTCAACGTCTGTCATGTTCGTTTTATTGTATGGTTAAAAAATCTTTCTATTTTATATATGGTATTCGGAGTCAAACCGCTATAATTATCAATTTGAAAAAAATTATATTGTTGCCAAAGCAACATATCTGAATCATCATCAATGATTGCATAACGGCTGAATTCATGACCATGCATCCCAAACCATTTCATGCAGTTATCCTGTAGCCATTGATGTATTTCAACTCCACGTATTCTGCATTGACAATATCCTGTTTTATCTATTATAGTAAAGGTAGCACCGCAATAATTGAAAATTTCTTGGAGTTCTTCAACGGTCCAACCGCTTCTCATAGAGGCTGAGAGAACTACCGCACTATTTGTTTCTTCACAAAGTTCATTAAGTAATGACATACGCATAGGGCACATTTCGGCTTTATAGTATTCAAATTTATTGAACTTTTTCTCTTTAAGCATTTTGCGTAAATACTTTTTTACCGTCTTATAAAAGGGTATACCATCATATCGAGTCAGATGATTATACCTTTCAGTATAAAACAACTGACAATTCAACACGCCATCAATGTCCAAAAATAGGATGTGGTCGTACTTATTTAAGACGGGTTCAATCATTTTTGTTCGGCATCAATGCGTGCTTGCTGTTCTTCAAAGGTAGTTATTTTGCAATCATCACCAACATAATCTTGGTATGTCAAGTTTAAACGTGCCCGGAATTCTTCGAGTTCGTCTTGGTTGTCAAAATAGAAATCTCCTTCGAGTCTCCATTGACTTTCATTAATTCCCACTGATGGGTCGCCAGGAAATATGATGTAGAAACCTGTGACCTTAATGATTTTTATGATGTTCTTAGCCATTTTTTCGAATTTTTTCATTATCGATATTTTCTTGCTTATACGTAAACTATCATGAAAAGGTTACAAATATATGCAAATAAATTTATTATGCAATGGCAAATAATAAAAAATGAGTGAGATGACATAGTTATACGTCAAACATCACTCATTTCTTGAAAACAAAATTTTTTGTCTTTAAACGTGTACGCCTCCCAAATAAGCGAATACTCCGAATACTTTAAGTAGCCATAATACAACAGCAATAATTGCTACAATATTAAGCACTTTTTTTATTTTACCATCCATAGGGATGTATGTGTTAACAAGCCATAGGAGAACACCTATAACTATTAATACGATTAAAATTGTAATTAATGGCATGATTTCTATTTTTTAATCTAAAATTATTTTTTATTTGCTGACAATAGCAACAACAATGAGATTAGACCTGCGATTTAAAGCATAGTTTGTTTCATTGATTTTGCCGTCATTATTATTATCAAATATTATTGTTTTACCAAGTCCTTTAGAATTAATACGTGATAGAGCAATGCCCTTGCTAATTAAATAATGAACAACTGCATCACCACGTCTTATTGAAAGACTCATATTATACATGTCACTTCCTCTTTCATCTGCATACGATTTAATTTGAATGCCAATTGTTGAATCACGCTTTAAGTCAATAATTAATGCATCAAGATTTTTAATTGTTTCATTATCAAGATTAGATTCATCAAATTTAAAATATAATGAATAAGCAGCAACAATATTAACAGGTACGTCAACCGTTACTACTGGTTTAGGTACAGCAACAACCACAGGTTCAGGTGCTACTACAGGTTTTGGTACTACAACAGGTGCAACCGGGACTACTACCACAGGTATTATTATTACCACAGGTGGTTTTGGCTTCGGAGCAACTTTCACTTGTCCAAATTTCAGTATTGCACCAACTCTAAATGTGGTTAAATTCCATGTTTCAATTGAACGTGGGTCTTGACCAAAATATGGATGAAAATCTACAAATGGTGATAGCACAACTTGTTTATAGGTTTTACCTACTTCAGCATTACCTTTAGCTTTATTTGAAAGTAATATGTCATAACCAGCACCAATGTGCATGGAAATTACGACACTGTGCATTTTAGTAAAATCACCCTTTAACTCAGGGTCTGCAGGTATTAAACCATCTGCACTCATACCTTTATTATAAGTAAATGATTTACCTAAATTGAACGCTAAACGTGGACCACCATATAGATAGAAATTACCTTTGAATGGTGCAACACGTAAACTTGGTTCAATTGTTAAATAGCTAAGATTGGTTTTTAAATCTGCAGGACAATTACATGGAGTTGTTACTTCATCAAATTTTCCTTTACGACTATCATAACCTATTTGTAACATACCGCCAAAAATCTTTTCAGGATTCTGATATATAATGGTAGGTGTAACATATAATCCCAATCCGCTACCATCATGAAAAGCGGGATATGAGAATAAATCCGTATTTACGTCTTGTGTTGAGCCACGATAGAAATTAAAATTTCCACCAACTGCTGCACCAAACCACCATGATGGTATAGTATCTTTTCTTGTTAATGAGGTATCTGCATATATTTGAGTTTTTGCTCTTGCAGTTCCCATTCTTGAGTCATCTTTGTTTTTGTTTATCTGGCTCTCTTGTGCTTGAAGACCAACACCAATTAGTATCAAAACACTTAATATAAATGTTTTGATGCCAAATGTGTTCTTTCTGATTTTTGCTTTCATGTTTATATTTATTATTTTTCTTTATAATTATGGTTTGATAATAGTTGATGCGTTCAGAGTTACTGCTGTTTGAGCAAGTAATCTACCAGTAACGTGACCACCAGTATTTACTGAAATTAATGTTTTACATAAGATATTTCCTTGGAAATTAACGTTTGTTCCTAATACTGCACCCGAACCAGCAACTACCCAAAAGATATTTTTAGCCTGTGCGCCATTCTGTAATGTAATAATTGCACTATTTGCTACTGTTAAATTTTGTGCTATTTGGAATATAAATGTCGCACAATTGTCACCGCCACCGTCCAATACAATACCATTTGTTATTGAAACGCCAGAACTCCATTTCCAAATACCTGCAGTTAATGTTTGACCATTAAGATTACCTGCCATGAATTCATTTGTAGGTGCTGGAACAACTAAGCCATTTGCTGTGGTATATGCTGTATGCATATCGCCACTTGTTGTAACCATATTAGCAGGTGAAGGTACTGCATAATCAGGTGCATATACTTTACCAACAACAAGACTTGATGTTGAGAATGCACTGCCTGCAGGAAGAATTAATCCAAATCCTGTTATTGCTGTTGATGTTACGGGATTTACACCGATATCACCAGTAATTAAGGTAACGCCAGTAGTTGAAATTCCAGATTCTGCAAATATTGCAAAATTGCCAGATAATCCCAAATTTACGACTGTAGGACAAACAACTACAATTGGGGTAAAATTAGCAACCAAATTTTTGTTGGCTGTTAATGTAAAGGTATAAATCGAATTAGTTGAAACTACAAGTGCTCCATCAGTCCAATTAGTAAATGTGTAGCCTGCATTTGCTACTGCAGTAACAGTTACCGATGTACTTGGTGCAAAAGAACCGCTACCAAGAGTAGTTCCACCTGCAAGAGGATTTGATGTTGTTATTAAATTGAAATTTCCTGGTATTACTGGAGTAAAATTAGCAACCAATACTGTGTTTCCTACTAATGGAAACGTATAGCTTGAATTTGTTGAAACAATTACTGCTCCATTTGTCCAATTAGTAAATGTGTAAGCCAAACTTGGTGTCGCACCTACTGTTATGATGCTATCTTTAGCAAATGTTCCTGCTCCGATAGTTGTACCACCCGCAAGAGGATTTGACGATAATGCTACCGTAAATTCTATTTTTGGTTGAGGGCATATTCCGACAAGTTCTACGAAATTGTCTTTTTTGCATGTGATTAAAACAAGCATTGCAATGAATATCGATGCAAAGATTGCCAATAATTTTTTTGTTTTCATTTTATTACTATTATTATTCATTATTTCTTATATTATAGTGTACTTTGTCAAACTAAATGATTAAATGATTGTGTACTTCATATATCATAAATACTAAAATAACTTAATAAAAACATACATAGTTCTGGAAAAGGGTTACATAATTCCTATATTTGAATTTAAATATTCTTTATTAATGAGTATTGTAAATTAAAAAACAATTCGTATGTTTGCGATGAATATTTTTGTTTCATATATTATAATGGTATAAAATGGCGATAATTGAAAAATATGCATACTACACACGATAAATTAACTTTATGCATAAAATAATCGATAATAATTGTAACATTTTTTGATTTGCTTACGTATAACAAATCCAGAGATAAACTAAACAATTAAAGTTTATGGACGAAGGATATTGGGTAATTATAGGATTTGTGGCATTTATTGCAATCGTTTCTACCATATTGGTGCTGAACGTCAATGGTTTTTTTGATAGATTTAAAAAGAAAAAATAATGTGAAAAAAGAAATGCCCGATTTTAAAATTATTGAAGCATACGCTATGCGCTGTTATAATGAAGCCAATTGTAATTATGGTGGTAGAAATTATTACCTACATATTACTATGGTATTGGATAACGTTAAAAAACATCAAATGATTTTCAAAAATCCCCAAGATGCACTTTATACTATGGGTGCTGCGCATACACATGACCTTATGGAAGATGCAAGGCAGACCTACAATAATATTTGTGATGTATGCGGTACTGATATTGCCGATATTACATTAAAAGTTACTGATGTTGATGCAGAAAATCGTATGATGAAGCATTTGCTTACTATGGGTAAAACAGTCAGAGACCCACGTGCCATCATACTTAAAATGTGTGATATTCTTGCCAATACAACTTTTAGTAAAGAAACTGGTAGTACCGATGGTTGTGGTTATTCTGTGACGATGATAATTCCGATAACTGATTGTATTGGTAATAAACTCTATGTGTCATTACAGGAATATCGTCAAACATCTGTTACATATACAACGATTCGTGGAGTTCCGTGTGCTCCATATACTGTTTGTGTAAATTATTGTAGAACATGGATACCAAATTGTCAGTAATATATTATTAAAAAATAAAAACAATTAACTATGGAAAACGAAAAATTTGAACAAAGGAATTATGTAAAACCTGCTTGGCAACCGACTGAAAAAGAATTGGCACAGGAGAAACAAATTATCACAAATGAGCCAGTAACACCAGAACCTGCTCCCATAACAACAGAAGGAGATAAAACAAACAAGAAGTAACGATGAAACTAATCAGGTCAACCAAATGTAGTTTGAAGTTCAGCACAAAGAAAAAAGTGTTGGAATTAACAACCATTCTCAATGAATACGGAAAGGTCGTTAACATCTTCATTCAGTACTTTTGGTTAAATCCTGATAAAGTCAGTAAAGTCCTTTTATTAAAGGATATTGTTGATATTCCAGAGACATGGTTATCTGCACGATTAAGGAAGGTCGCAGCAAGGGAAGCCATTGATATGGTAACAGCGACAAAAGCAAGGTGGAAAGACAAACCAGACAAAATGGTTATGCCAGTTCACAAAGGTAATCGTATGTATGTTAGTTGTACTATTGCTGACTTAGTATCCACAAAGAACAACGGTTATAAATCCGAAGGAAGCAGACTCTTCGATGCTTGGTTGCACATAGCAAGTGTCGGTAATAAAATGATAATGGACTTGCCGATTAAATACCATAAACATTTCAACAAATATAACAACATCGGTAAGAGATTGAACTCGTATATTATCACGAAGAATTATGTTCAGTTCAGTTTTGAAATTATAACTGAGACAAAGAAAGAAGGTTTGAAGTGTATTGGTATCGACACAGGTATAAACGCTTTGGCGAGTCTTAATAACGGAAATCAATACGGCAAGGATATCAAAGGTTGTATTGAGAGAGTAAAAAGATGTAAGCAGAAGTCCAAAGGTTATTATGTTGCTAAGAGAGCATTAAAACAAAGAATTGACGAAACAGCAAAAGAAATATTAGTGAAAGAAAACCCAGATTTGATTGTTGTTGAACAACTGAAAAATATGGGATACAAAACAAAACTCAAAGCACGATTGAGTAAAACTATTCGTGCTTCGATTGGTACTTGGAATTGGAAGTATTGGTTAAAGCGACTTGAAATGCAGTGCGAATTAAACCGTGTTTCGTTCAGAACTGTTAGTCCTTATTATACCAGTACAACCTGTCCAGTATGTGGTCAAACCAATCGGGGAAATCGAAATGGAGAAAAGTTCTTGTGTCTCAATTGTGGTCACGGAGACA